AAGAGATGCTAGGCAAAGGATTGGAGTTAGCAAAGAAGGAGAAGATTACATGATGTGGATATTAGTATGGATGCAACTTGTAACTAATCAAGGAGTTGATTACTACCAGTTGGGTAACTACGGTAAGAAAGAAGAGTGCATGTTGGCATTGAAAGAAGCGGTGGTGTTAGTCAACCACAGCTCAGAGACACTGGCTTGCTTAGAGGTAGACACAAGATGAACTGGGTAATACTAGTGACACTAGCTCTAGGTAATCCTTTTATTGTATTTAATAAATCTTTTGAACATGAGAATGCTTGCTTAGATTATGTCAACGATCCTAACAATTATGATACACTTGCCATAGAAATTATTGCAGTGGCAGGTTTCAATGATCCTGTTATAGATATAGCTTGCCTACCAGAGTTTGAAACAAAGAGGAGAAAAAACGGATGAAGTTTGCAATTTTACTTGACATTGATGGTGATATCATGTATCTACCGAATCAGTGGCCATGTGAGACTGGTCACAACGATCCAAAATTATTTGATACTATTGAAGAAGCGGAAGCAGAAAGAAAGAACTGGAATACTGGAATGATTGTAGATTACTTTGATGATGCTATAAGACCTATGAATCCAGAAGAAAGAAAAGCTTCTTTGCTTAGAGGGTTAAAAAATAATGGCCGCAAATGATAACCCACATCTAGCTTGTCCGTATGTAGAGTGCGGATCAAGCGATGCATTCAACTGGAATGATGATGGCTACGGTCACTGTCATTCCTGTAGTAATTCCTACCCGATGAAAAACATGCCAGAAGTTTTTGACTGGGTAGCTGAAGAGTATCCACTTAAAGAGAGGAGAAATATCATGGATATAGAAATTGATGGTATGACTTACGATGGTATCAGGAGTATTGATCCTGATGTATGTGAGTTGTACGGGATACAGTTACAAACTCGTGAGGGTAGACCGATACGTTTTGCCTACAAGTATCCACACACAGTTAAGTACAGAGCTTATCAAGATAAGTCCAAGACTTGGATGAAAGACAAGGGACTTGGTATGCACTTCTTGTTTGGCCCTGAGTTCAACGCAGGTACAAGCCAACGTATCTATATAACTGAGGGTGAGTTCGATGCTGCATCTCTCTATCAGATACTTGGTAAAACATTTCCTGTTAAGTCACTGCCCAGCGCAAGCATTGGTGAAAAGTTTATAAAGCACAACCATGCTTACCTGTCGTCATTCAAAGAGATTATCTATGCAGGTGAGCTAGATGACGCAGGACGTAGAGCTGCTGACAAAATCTATCAAGCATTTCCAGATAAGTTCTGGTATGTTCCTATGACCAAACACAAAGATGCCAATGACTTTCTAGAGCATGGCGATGGTAATGATCTGATGTGGGCTGCAAAGAAACCACAGCGTTACTCACCAGAAAATTTCTTCTGCTCTGATGTAGATGTCGAACAGGCAATCTTAAATGAAAACCCTTACGAGTATGTACCCACTGGTCATTCTGGCCTCGATGACAAGATACGTGGTATGGTTAAGGGAGGTCTTACCTTTATCAAAGCTCCTCGTGGTACTGGTAAGACCGAAGTTATTCGGTACTTTGAGACTGGGCTATTGCGTGACAATGATACACGCATAGCTCTACTACACATGGAGGAGATGAAGTCCACAACCTATCGTGCTATGGCTACCTATCACCTTGGTATAAATGTCAGAACTAAAGATGATGCCAAAGAGAATGGTTACTCAGAAGATAATGTAATCAAAGCCGCACAGGATATGACACAAGGAGAACGCACAATTGTTTTTGAAATGCGCAGTCATGACGATCCTCTTAAGCTTCTCGACTATACCAGACTTGCTGCATCTGTATATGGAGCTGATTTTATTTTTGTTGACCACGTTCAACGACTTGCATATCTATCCCAGTCTGGTGTAGATGGTGCTACAAGTACACTTACCACGTTGGGTTCACGCATGGCACAGCTTGCCAAAGAACTCAACATCGGTGTAGTATTTATATCACAGGTCAATGACGATGGCCGCACAAAGTATGCAGGTTCTCTTGAAGAGGAAGCTATCATCTGCATAAAGATTGAACGTGACGTTGAGTCAGAAGATGAAATACTTCAGAACACTACTGATTTTATTGTTGACAAAAACAGACCGTTTGCTAAATTAGGTAGAGCAGGATCAGTCTACTACGATCCAGAGACTACCATACTAACTGAAGAAGCACCATATCAAGGGAGTGTAATTGCCGCATGATTGTATTTGACGTAGAAGCTAATGGTTTATTAGATGACGCTACAAAGATACACTGCTTGTCCTATACAACTGACGGTGTTATCTATGATACACTGTTTGACTATGATGGTATGAGAGATCTACTATTAAACGAACAGGGTTTGATAGGTCACAACATTATCAGGTATGATGTACCATTACTAGAAAAGATCTTAGACATTAGGATCAAAGCTAGATTGTTTGATACATTACCTATGTCTTGGGTTCTTAACTACAACAGACCTAAGCATGGGCTTGAGTCTTTCGGTGAAGACTTTGGAATACCTAAGCCTAAGATAGACGACTGGCAGAATCTTACTCAGGATGACTACCGACATCGTTGTGTTGAAGATGTTAAGATTAATTGGAAACTGTGGCAAGACATGTTAAAACGGTTTATGTTTATTTACAAAAGTAAACCTGAGCTAGATAAGTTCTTTCGATACTTACAATTTAAGATGGATTGTGCAGCAGAAGCTGAAAGAGTAGGTTGGAAGCTGGATGTCGATCTAGCTAAAGATTGTGTCACAAAACTAACAGAGCAACAGTCATCTAAAATTAATGAACTAAAAGGTGTAATGCCTAGAGTAAAAATTACTACTAAGAAATCTAAACCTAAAGTTTGTTTCAAGAAAGATGGCTCACCTTCATCTCATGGTGAGAGATGGTTTGCTTTGCTTGATGAACACAATCTACCAAGACATTACGAAGGAGAAGTAGAAGTCATCAAAGGTTGGGATCAACCTAACCCTAACTCTAATGATCAAGTAAAGAGTTGGTTATTTTCTTTAGGTTGGGAGCCTTGCACTTTTAATTATATCAAAGAGTCCCCAACAGAAACAAGGCTCGTACCACAAGTACGAAGTAATGGTGAGCTTACTAAGTCAGTTAAGAGATTAATAAAAGATAATCCAGTTGTAAGCGTACTGGATGGACTCACCGTTATACAACACAGACTAAAAATCTTTGAGGGTTTTTTAGAATGTGAGTACAATGGTTATGTAAGAGCTGAGATTGATGGTCTTACAAATACGCTACGTTTTAAACACAAGAAACCTCTTGTCAATCTACCTGCTGTAGATAAACCTTGGGGTAGAGAGGTACGTGGTTGTCTTACAGTTCCAGATGGTTACACACTATGTGGTGCTGACATGACTTCACTAGAGGACACAACCAAACGACACTACATGTATCCCTATGATCCAGACTATGTAAACGATATGTCACAAGAAGGATTTGATCCTCACCTTGACCTAGCTTTACATGCTAATGCTGTATCTCAGATAGAGATAGACGAGTATAATGCAGGTAGAAACGATCAACTCAAGGACTTACGTAAAGACTTTAAAGTAGTTAATTACTCTGCTACTTATGGCGTAGGCAAGGCTAAGTTAGCACGTACCACTGGTATGTCAGAGGAAGCAGCACAAGAGTTGCTCGATGCATACTGGAAACGTAACTGGTCGGTCAAAGCTTTTATCGACAATCAAAAAGTACGAAAGATAAATGACGAGATGTGGGTACAGAATCCAGTAAGCAAGTTTTGGCACTCACTTAGATATGAGAAGGATGTATTCTCTACACTCAATCAATCAACTGGTGCTTACTGTTTTGATAAGTGGGTTGCTTACTATAGAACTCGTAGGCCAAATATCATTGGACAGTTTCATGATGAATCAATTAACTTAGTTAGAAAAGGAGAAGAAGATGAGCACAGCTCCGCACTAGAATGGGCAATAAAAAAACTTAACGAAAATCTTAAATTAAATGTTGACTTAGGTATTGAAATACAGTATGGTCAACGCTATAGTGACGTACATTAACAAAGGAGGGCCGCATGGCTACACGTAAAGTAAAATTAACTGGTACTGCAGAGTGGGCAAAAGTATTTGCTCAGAACCGTGACCTCAAAGGATTTGAGGGTGCGTATGAAGATCACGATGGTGCTTGCACTATTGACTTACTCATGGATGAAAAGAATGTTGCTGCACTAAAAGCATCACGTTCAATTAAAAGTCCAAAGGATATGGGTAATGGTCTATTCAAAACTAAATTCATACGTAAGTTTAATACAGGTAGGGATTGGGATAGTGGCGCACCTGCTGTTACTAATTCTGATGGTGCTACTTGGGATTTCGATACTGATGGCCCCATTGGGAATGGCTCTACTGTAGAGGTTATGCTGTCGGTGTATGATACCAGTTATAAGAATCGTCCCGGTACTCGTCTTGATTCCGTAAAGGTTATCAATCATGTACCAGTGGACAATGTAATCCAAGCTGATACTATCTCAGCGGATACCCTGCCTTCGGCAGATAAAAAAGAAGCAGACGCAGTTCTGTTCTAGTACTTGTACCTCTCAACTAAGCCCCCTTCGGGGGGCTACTTTTAAGGATATAATATGAAAAATATTGACACTCTAGTAGAAGATCTTGAGTCAGTTATCTATGGCCAAGGTGGTTGGAGAAAGTCTATAGCAGAAGCTATGGGTAAGAACATTGCTGACGTTGCAAATAAAAGATTTAGTAAGCCACAGGAACCTCGTGGTTATCTATCTCTGTCGTCAGTGGGTACACCCTGTAAGCGTAAGCTATGGTACAAAGTAAACCAACCACAAATTGGTGAGCGACTAGATGCTAAGATGCTTCTTAAGTTTTTCTACGGAGATATGATAGAAGAACTAATACTTGCTATGTGTAAAGCAGCAGGTCACAAAGTAGAAGGTATGCAGGATCGTGTTACTGTGCATGGCATACGTGGACACAGGGATGCAGTCATTGACGGTATGACTGTTGATGTAAAGTCTTGTAGCCCATTTGCATTTAAGAAGTTTCGTGATGGTGAGCTAAGAGATAATGATCCCTTTGGTTACATCAGTCAACTATCTTCTTATGTTTATGCAGCACAAACTGACCCACTAGTTACAGATAAAAATCGTGGTGCTTTTCTAGCTATCGACAAAGTTAATGGAGAAATATGTCTTGACGTATATGATTTTTCTAATGAGCTTTCTACCAAACAAACAGAGATGGAAGCTGCAAAGACTATGGTCTCAGGTGACATACCTGTTGAGCGTATATCACCCGTACCTGCCAGCAAGTCTAGTCCTAACACCAAGCTAGATAAAGCTTGCCAGTTCTGTGAGTACAAGAAGTCTTGTTGGCCTAACCTAAGAATGTTTGAATACTCTTATGGTATTGAGTACCTAGTTCATGTAGAGAAACCACCAAAGGTTCCAGAGATTACAGATGGCTAGGGCAGCTAAAGCAAAAGGTCGTCTTGGTCAGAATGAAATCAGGGACAAGATACTAGAAACATTTCCTGACCTAGAACCTGATGACGTTAGGTCTACTACTATGGGAGATACTGGTGAGGATATTCAACTATCTCCTGCAGCTAGAAAAAAGATACCGATAACAATAGAAGTTAAAAGAAGAAAGTCTGCACTGAAGACTGTGTATGACTACATAGAACAAGCTGAAGCTCATGGTAAGGGTGAGCCTGTAGTTTGTTATAGATCAGATCGTAAGCCTTGGGTAGTTATGATAGGCTTAGATCACTACATGAACCTGTTAAAATCTTGGGGTAATAATAATGATAGTTAAAATATGGGATGTAGTAGAAGGCCCGATAAGTGTAGAAGAATCCCCGGATGAAGCACCTGAAGGAGCCAACTGGTACATGGTTTGTAAAACAGAAGTGGATGGTGAAATGTCGGATGATAATTTTTGGTTTGAAGAATTTAATGATGCATACGAATGGAAAAAACATTTTATGAAAACAATAGAGCCATTAGTAATTGACATGAATGCCATGTATGGATATAACTAGGGGTTCGTCATGGAGTTTGAGATTAATATAATACTAAGAGTAGATCCAGATGCAAACTTCTTGGAGACTTCTGGCGATAACACTGAGGTAATATCTGAGTTAGTTAAAAATTATTTATACGATATAGATGATGCAAAAGTATTAGAATGTGAGGTAACATATGATAAGTAAAGATGATATAGAAGCTTTTGAAATATTTAATTCAAGTCAAATGAATGACTACCAAAGAGCTGCTGTAAGTACAGCCATATATAAAAAAGAACATGCAGTAATATACCCTGCGTTAGGCCTAGCTGCAGAGGCAGGAGAGGTAGCAAACAAAGTAAAGAAGATATTACGTGATGGTAAGTTTGATAAGAAAGCTATTGCCGATGAAGTAGGAGATTGCATGTGGTACATTGCCGCATTGTGCAGAGATTTAAATATGGATATGCAAGAGATAGCTGATAACAATATTAAAAAATTAAAAGACAGACTAGAGCGTGGTGTAATATCAGGATCAGGAGATAACAGATGAGTGAGATACTTACAGCAATGTTTATACTAGGAGCAATAATTGTGGGTGCTATATGGGTAGCAACAAGGAGATACGATAGATGAATAATTATTTACCTACAGACTACCAAGCATTTATACACAAGTCTAGGTATGCAAAATACTTTGACGGTAAAGGTCGAGAGTCTTGGCCTGAGACTGTCAGTAGATATGTATCTAATGTTGTTCATACAAAAGTTGATGAGCAAACAACTAACGATATAGAGCAAGCTATACTTAGTCTAGAAGTTATGCCTAGCATGAGAGCTATGATGACCGCAGGTCCAGCTTTAGAAAGAGACAACACAGCAGGTTACAACTGCTCTTACCTACCAGTAGATGACCCTAAGTCTTTTGATGAGGCTATGTTTATTCTACTATGCGGTACTGGTGTAGGCTTCAGTGTTGAACGTCAGCATGTACAGCAGTTACCAGAAGTACCTGACCTGTACGAGAGTGAGACAATGATAGTTGTTAAGGATAGTAAAGAAGGTTGGGCTAAGGCTTTCCGTCAGCTACTAGCTTTACTCTGGGCAGGTGAGATACCACAGTGGGATGTTTCTCGTGTACGTCCTGCAGGTGCAAGGCTAAAGACATTTGGTGGTAGAGCATCAGGTCCAGCTCCTTTGGTAGAACTATTTAACTTTACTGTACAGACATTCAGAGGCGCACAAGGACGTAGGCTATCATCTATGGAGTGCCATGATCTAATGTGTTTCATTGGTCAGATAGTTGTTGTAGGCGGTGTTAGACGCAGTGCTATGATATCCCTATCTAATCTAAGTGATGACCGTATGCGTCATGCTAAGTCAGGTCAGTGGTGGGAAACTGCAGCACATCGAGCATTAGCTAACAACTCTGTTTCTTATACAGAAAAGCCTGACATAGAAACTTTTATGAGAGAGTGGACTGCTCTTGTTGAGAGTAAGTCTGGTGAGAGAGGAATATTTAATCGTGAAGCATCTAAAAAACAAGCTGCAAAATTTGGCAGACGTGATCCTAACTTTGAGTTTGGTACTAACCCCTGCTCAGAAATTATATTACGGCCTTATCAATTTTGTAACCTCACTGAGGTTGTGGTTAGAGCAACAGACACAATTGATGATCTTGAGCGTAAGGTTAAACTTGCAACTATTCTTGGAACTATTCAGTCTTCCTTCACTAAGTTCCCATATCTGCGAAAAGTGTGGCAACGAAATACCGAAGAAGAACGACTGCTGGGTGTGTCGCTCACTGGAATAATGGACAATAAATTATTAACATCTAAGAACAAAGGATTGGAGAAGACTCTTGAACATTTACGAGAAGTTGCTGTTCATACTAATAATGATTATGCTAATAGGCTTGGCATACCACAAAGTACATCTATCACCTGTGTCAAACCAAGCGGAACGGTTAGCCAGCTTGTCGACAGTGCCTCTGGAATACATGCAAGACACAGCAGATATTACATAAGAACAGTAAGAGGTGACAACAAAGATCCTCTAACACAGTTTATGAAAGACCAAGGCATACCTAATGAGCCTTGTGTATTCAAAGGAGATACAACTACAGTGTTTAGTTTTCCTGTAAAGTCTCCTAACAAAGCTATCACAAGAGACGATATGACAGCCATAGAACAACTAGAGATGTGGCTTATATATCAACGATCATGGTGTGAGCATAAGCCATCAGTGACTATCTCAGTAAGAGATGATGAGTGGATGGAAGTTGGTGCATTTGTTTACAAACACTTTGATGAGATGTCAGGTGTATCATTTCTACCACACTCTGATCACACCTATCAACAAGCACCATATCAAGACTGTGGTAAGCATGACTATGAAATGTTACTGTCATGTATGCCAAATAAGATTGACTGGTCTAAACTATCAGAGTATGAACAAGAAGATAATACTGTAGCTATGCAGACAATGGCTTGCTCTGGCGATGTCTGTGAAATTGTAGATTTAACATAAGGAGATACCATGTTACAACCAATTAAGGGATCATATTACCGAAGGTTTCAACCTCAGTCCTACGCAGAGAATGACAGTAAGGCTAAGACAACAATAACAAATTACTTAGAAAGTCATGGTCATACTATTCTTGATACTGAGGAAGACTTTTCTTTTGACATAAAGAGTGAAAAGAATGGTGGTATGTATTACTCTGAAGTGGAGATGAAGAACCAGTGGACAGGTGACTGGAATCCTAAGTGGAAAGAGATACGTATACCTTACAGAAAGTACAGGCTTATAAACAAATACAAAAAAGTAGAGAGTGACAATACCTATTGTAACTTCTACGTTATACGTAGTGATTGTAAGCAAGCGTGGAGAATCAAAGACTTTCAACTTAATGAGGACTGTGCAAAGGAGATATGGCTAGCCAACGCTAGACGGTATGAATACTTCTTTCACATTCCTTATGGTGAAGCAGAACTTATAGAGGTGTAATATATGGCAGAAGATAATGTAAACAACCCAGCGCATTATGGTCGAGGTAATATCGAATGTATCGAATACATAAAAGATTTCCTAACAGATGAAGAATACACTGGCTACCTTCGAGGCAATATAGCTAAGTACCTTCACCGTTGGAGGTATAAGAATGGTATAGAAGATCTAAAGAAAGCACGTTGGTATCTTGAGGCATTAATACAACAGCAGTCTAGGAAATAAAA